CAATCCGAGTGCCATTAAATAGCTCCGATAATAATGATTACGATTATTGCAACAATAGCCGCCTTAATCCAATCCTTCATCTTCCAGTCGGACCACTCTTTAATGTGGGCCCATAGATCTTTTAATAGGTTCATAAAACCTCCTTTGTTAAAACGGGATTATACTATTTTAAGCCTTTGAAAGCTACTTTTTTAATTTGAACCTTACTTCTTTGACCTTTTGGTCCAGATCCTAAGTTTTGTGTAACTTTTGGACCTTCCATTGACGCACTATATACGTCTGCAATAGATGTTTTGTTAACATGAGGTCCTTTGTAAGGATTCATGTCAGTAGAAACAGTCATTTTTGCATTTGGATACAAAGAACCATTGATAAATTTAGGTTTTGGGTTGTTTAGTGCCATATTATCCTCTCTTTTTTGCCTTTTTTTTGCCTTTTTTCTTCTTAATGACCCCTTTAGCCATTAAAATATCTTTTCTAGTAACTTTTCCGTCACCACTTAGGTCAGGAAACTTCTTTTTTTTCTTTACAGAGCCACCTTTAGCAAGTTTTTTGCCAAATATTTTAAAAATGGTATCCATATTAATATCTTTAATAGTGCTTATTTTAGATAATGATGAGTCTCCGCCACTTAATTGCTGTCTTCTCTTTACAAAATTGCTTGCTACTTCTTGTTTTTCTTTATTGGCAAGATTTTTTTTGTTAAAGTTACCCATTACTTACCTCGTTTAGCCATTCCGTAACCACGTTTCGCGGCTCTTCCTGCTTTTTTAGATTTCTTAGCACTTTTTTTTCTAACCATGCCACCTTTTGCAACCCTAATTGTTTTAGCACCTCCTGCTACGTCAAGCATATTAGGTTTTTCACCTTTAGGAACTTTTCTTTCAATTAATTTTTGTGTAGGCATAAGTTCAGGGCTTTTCTCCTTAGCCATTCTATTTCTAGGTGATGGGATACGTTGTCTAGGTACTCCACCTATTTCAGGTGTTAACATTTTAAGTAAAGACTCAGGAAGAGGTTCTTGTTTTGTAGTAGATCCTCCTGCTTCTCCAGGATTACCTTTGTTCATTAACGCAATCTTTGCTTTTTTTAGGTCATCGACTGTTAATCGCTTGTTGCCCGCCATTTCTTTTGCTTTATCGAATATTTGTTTATTTGTTGCCATATCAGTGTATCGTTGGTTTAATTAAAGTTACAAAATCAACTGTATTGTGGTTCATTAAGTTATCTGCTTCCACAGGAACTAAATGTTCATACATTATCATTTGAGCTACGCCTATCATAGCACCTGCTAAAAGTATACTATCCTCAGCAGATTTGGAAGAAGTATTTTGAAAATCCATAAGCATTGAAAAGAACTCAGCGAGCCTTGTTTCTGCGTTTGTTTTTTGATCAACCATCCTTAACCTTCTTTGCTTTAGATAGATTAACATTTGCACGTAATTGTGCAATATCTTCTTGAGAATCCATTCTATCTTGGGCTATTTTACCTTGAGATGCAATTCGCTCACGTTCTACAGCTAGACGTAGATCTGTTTCTTCGTCTTTTCGTTGTAAGTCCATAGCTTTTAATTGTAGTTCTTGTTCTTTAAGTCGGATTAACGGATCACCATCTTCTTGGTCAAACATCTCTTGTTCTTCTGTAATCATCTGCGTAGTCATTTCGTTAATTTTCTCTGCAATAGCTGACTCTATTTGTAATTGCATCTGTTGTATTTGTTGTTGTATCATTTGTTGTTCTTCATCTGACTGAACCATTTGTATTGCTTGTTGTAATTGTTGCATTGGTTCTGCAAACTCTGCTGATACAACCTCTCTTGCTTGTAAAGCTACGTGATCAGAAATATGTGATTGTAGAATTGACATGACAATAGGATTATTTTTTACTAAAAATGACGACATGAAAGCACGGTGTGCATTGATATGTGCTTCATGATTTTGTTGAGGGAAAGCTTTTAGTTGTTGCGACTTTAACGATTGTGCGTTCTCGGTCCCTGGATCAGTTGGGGCTGGTTGAGGAGGAGGTGGTAAAATTGCAGCGATATCTGTTACACCCAGTGACATGTACATACGTCTGTACGCTTCGTACAAGTTGTGTGCTTTAGGATTGCTTTGCGCTAATTGTAGTTGTGATTGAGCTAACGTAATTCTCTGTGATACAGAAAAAATATTAGGATCACTTACAGGCAGAATATCTATTCTACCATCAAAGTCTTGTTGTTTAATTTGTGGTTGATTACCTTCTACTTCGTACGGATACATCGGAGGTAATGACTCTGCGAATATTTTAGCTAATAAATTAAATTCTATTTTTTGTGCGTAGTGCATTCTTTTGTGAATAGCACTCATGACTTTTGTACCACGTTCCATCAACGCCATTGTCGTTCCTACAGGATTATTACCTCCCATATTTTCGCCTGTTGGCTGATCTGCTACGGTTGCAAATTTAGTGGCTGCCGCTACAGCAAAACCTAGTAATTGAAATAACGTTGCACTTGGTTCTTTGTAAGGTAAAGGAATTAAACCTTCTCGTAAATTTCCACCAGGTGCATCTACGTCTCTAAATTCTCCTGGTTGTAAAGGTGTATCATCATCTTTGACTCTAAGACCTCTTGCTTTAAATCCTGCTGGTAAGTTTGCTAACGTACCTGCATCAATAAGCTGACGAAGAGCAGCCGTTGCTGTTCTTGTTAAACCGCCAAGCATGTGAATAAGACCAAAGCCATAAAACCCTAATCCTGGTAAAAATTTAAAGTGAACAAAATATTGTTCTTTTTTCATTAACGGATCATTTTCTTTGTAGTTTCTGTACACCGATAAAACTTTTCCAGACCCTTCATCAATTGTTATGATGTATGGTTGTTTAATTCCATCTTGACTTTCAAATCCTGGCAAATCTAAATCAGCATGAATTTCCAATAACGTAAACTCATCGGTGTTATAACCAACTTTTTTAACGCCTTGTATTTCTCGCTCTTTTCTTGATACGGAATCTTCTTCTGTGTATGGCTCTATATCTATATCTCTATAAAAACCTTGTACTTGTAATTTTCTAATTTCATTTTTACTTCTTTTCAAAACATGTGTAACTCTTTCAGCAGACTGTAGATCTGTTGCCGTGTAAGGAACAAGTAAGTCATCAGCAGGAACAAATTTAGAAACTGCTCTGCCTATTGTAGTATCAAAGTAAACTTTTTTAAAAGAAGAACCTGCTAAAGGTAAATGAAATAACATCTGATCGAGTTCAGGATCATATTCTTCCATAACATGCATTAGCTGATAGTTCATAAACTCTGACACACGTTCAGCCTGTTGTTGTTTTAAAACATCTTCTTTCCCTAGAATCTGAGTTCTTACAGGTCCACCTGCAGGAAGTAATTCTCTATATGCCTGTGCTTGAAACTGTGTAACAGCTTCTGCTAATACAGGATGACTGACATTACTAGCACCCTGAAAAGGCTCTGATCTTTCTTTGTATTGAAATCCAAGTAGCCCTAATCCTTTTTTATATGTTTCTTCCCATTCTTTTCTAGAAGCTTTATCTTCTTCAAAACCTTCCATGACATCATTAGATACAACACCTAAATCAGTGTCATCCATAAATTCTGCAAGGTTAGAATCAAAAGATATTTCTTCTTGAAAGTCTTGCTCTCCGATTACAGCCGATCCATCCTCTAGCATTGTCACATCACTTAAAATATTGTCTGCTACATCGATATCTACTAAACCCATGTTTTCTGCTGATGTTTCAGCAATCTTCTCTTGTTGTCTATAGACAGAATCTTTTTCTATGGCCATTTCTTTCCTTATTTATAAATCTTGTTTAGTTGTAGCATTTCTTTAGTCAGAGGAATAGAAAAAACAGGTTCAGTCTCAAAATTTTTCTCTTTTGATTTTTGAATCTTATATCGACCTCCATCTTCGTCCACTAACTGGTTTGCAATATTTTCTGCTTGTCGGTACGTGTCCCCTTGACCCATAATCTCTGCTGTTTCCTGATTAATAATATTATATACCGTTCCTCCTCTGGCATCACTTACTGCTACATTTGCAATGATTAACTTAGAGTTGTTATCTTCTGCATATTTTCTCATGCTTCTTTCAATGTCAGATGTATAGTGTCCACCTACTTTACCTGCTTCTTCATCCCAAGCTCTTGATAACGGGCCACCGTAAAACTCATGAGTACCTACGCCAGGAAGATTACTGTTTCCTATAGCTTGCGTTGTATTAATATTAGCACGTAAAGCATCTTTGTAGTTATCCAAACGTCTTTGTTTGTCGGCTGTTCTCTCCGCTATATCAGTTGCTGTACTGCCATTCTGATTATACGCTTTTCCTGCTACAATATCTCCCGATGCTACACCAAGATGTGTTGGTGCGGACGGGTCTTTTTCTACGAACAAACGATGAGCTGCCTCATACAAATGTTGTTTAAGAACAGCATCACTCCATGACCCTCTATCTTTTAATGGTACGTCAGGATATAGCGCTTTCATTAACTGATCATTAATCTCATCTGCCATTGAATCTATAATTTCTCCCTGTCTTTTCTTAAAATTTTCATACATCGCAAAATCTTGCGGTCCTAGAGCATACGGTGGTTTTTTTGCCATATCACTGAATTGTTTTTGAAAAGCCATCAACTCTTCGTATTGTGGCATTAATTCTAATTTTGTAGCACCCACAGGACGAGCAACACTTTTATTCTCAGCAAAAAATTGTAATACATCTCTGTCTATGCCTTCTTGCATTGCTTCAAAACTAATTCCTTGCTCTGCCATTACATCAAGTTTAGCCGCTAGCTCTTTTGATTTTCTTGTTGCTGACTGTGCAATATCAGATTGAATCTCATCAATAAACGTCATGGTAATATTTTGTGGCTTCATTGTGCTGATAGACTCGAGTCTCTTTTCTTCGTCTACGAACTGCGATTGTAATTTTCTTAATTGTTTTTGTTTTTGCACAATCTGTGCATCAACGGCTTGCTTTGCTTTATCATAGGTTAATCGTCCACCTGATTTTTGTACCAGAGCCTCAACGGCTTGTGAGATAGTTTGGAAGTCATCTGGATCAACCTTGGTTAACGGATCGTCAATAAGCGTTTGTATTTTTGCTTCAATATCTTGTAGTTTTTTTGTATCGGTTAGGGCTAGTGGATTAATAATAGTACCTGTTGCCTTGTCTACCATTTCTCCTTCATTAACTATTGCAGGACGGTCCGTGGCCCTTCCCCACGCAATCGTGTAATTATCTCCAAAAGAATGACTCTGCGCTGACGCACTTGGCAAAGTTCCTGGATCTCCTCTAAACTTATCTGAATCGATTTGTAAAACTCTTTCTCTGTAAGTACCTGGAAGATATCCTGGCATTAATCCTGTACCTGAATATTTTGGTTCTCTGTATAAAGCTTGTCCTTTTGTAATAGCAGGTGAGTCATACCTTTCGGGTTGGTCTCTTTTTGCAATATTTATTTTATCGGAACGAAAACCATATCCGTCGGTTGTTAGTTGGTTGAGAGGTGACTCGCTAGTAATCTGTATTATATCTTGTGATAAGATAGGTTCGCCTGATTTTGCTTTTGCTGATATGTATGGTCCAATACGTGCATCACCGACCTCGTCTCTTCCGATACCAGCCGCATTAATATAATCATAAAATTCTTTTTCTGAATCAAACTTAACAGGCGAGTTTGGTTTAGATAATGATAACTCAATGTTAGAATAAAAAACTTGTCCTGGATTTATAGCCGTCGCTTCTGGTCCGAGGGCCTTGAGTGTTGCTTGTTGTTTCGTTGTTGGTGAAAAAATATCTGTCTTTGCTATTTCTTCTTTCATGTACGCTGGAGGCTTTCCAAACATCTTGGAGAAGAAACCACCAGGAGCGGCATACTGAACGTCGGCCGCGTTTACTATTCCACCGTCTTCAAATGATTGAGTCACTACACCTCCTTGTGCTTTTTCTATTATATCAGATCCTTCAAATAATTTAGCATTTTGTTTTTTTGTTTTAGCAATTTTATTTACTGCTGTAATTGCTTTATTAACATCTGTTTGTG